TTATTAGAACCAGAACAAATATCAGAGTGTACCAATGTTGGTGTTTTAGAGACAGGCAATACATATAGACTGAAAAGACAACTAAAACAAAATTTTGATGAACACGGTGATTTCAAAATTTATACAGAGAAAACAAAAGTCGACATTTTACAAGAACATAGTAAAATATTTGGCATCGAATTATATGTCGGTTACATAGGCAACGACAGAGTATTGGTAACAGAAGACGATGTTTATTGAAGCAATCCAAAAACTAAATCTTATCAAACATGAGGGTAAAACCAAAGAAGTTGATAAGAAAGAATTGGGCGAACTTTTTGATCTAAGTGTATTAGATGAAATAGATATCATGCCTCCACCTGCTAATGATTCCAGAAAGACTAAAGAAGAGATAGAGGGTATGATAGACAATATCAACAATCTATCAGACGAACAGAAGTCACAATACCTCAATACAGATGATGATACTTCATACTATATCAAACAATATATGTCCAATGAAGATTTGGATTGGGACTCAAAAGATATAGAAAAGATTACAGACAGTGCCAGACACATTGGTCGTCATTTCAAAAATAAATTTATGAGACCTAGACCATATCAACTTGCAGATGAGTTGGGCATGAATATGAAGTATTTCAAAACTGATACATCTGAATCACCATCATATCCTTCAAATCATGCTTTACAGGCTAGAACAGTTGCTCAATATTATGCTTCTATCTATCCAGAACACAGATCACAGCTAATGCAGGCCGCTGAATTGTCAGGTCAAGGAAGAGTTGATGCAGGCATACATTATCCTAGTGATAAGATGGCAGGTTATCAACTCGCTGACAAAGCAATGAAATACTTCAAACATGATATATTAGAGGATGCTCCAGTGAATGCAACAGGTGGTGCTGTATCAACAGATGTACCTATTGTGAGAAGAAAAAGTAAATACGAACCAAGTAAAATCTTTGATCTTCTCAAAAAACATTATAAGTAAAAACATATGGACAAATTTCTAAACTACTTGGCTCTTTTTACCTCTATTGGAATTGCAGGTATTGCCGCTTACTTCTCAGTGATTGGTCTTGCAACGATATTCGCAGGTGCATATATGGGTGTTATAGTCATGGCAGGTACATTAGAGTTTGGTAAACTTGTGACAGCTGCCTTTCTACATCTAAAATGGGAAAGACTGAACTATTTCAAATGGTATCTTGTCACTGCAGTTGTAACACTCATGTTGATCACATCATTGGGTATCTTTGGTTATCTATCAAAGGCGAACATAGAAACGACACTTGTCGGTGATGGCAACAACCTAGAACTTTCTATTATTGATACAAGAATACAAGGTCAACAATCTAACTTAGATAGACTCAATCAAAGACTTGAAGGTTTAGACTTAGTTGTTACAACAGGTAGACCTCAAGACAGAAACTATATCAACAGACAACAGAGAGAAGAGAGAGCAGATATCAATGAAGAGATTGATCAGATCGTTGCAAACATAGTCAAACTAAACGAAGATAAACTACCTATTCAGAGAAGACAACTAGAACAAGATGCAGAGATAGGACCTATCAAATATGTTGCAGAGGTTATCTATGGTGAGAACATGACCAATGATCTACTAGATAATGCCACAAGGTGGGTGATCTATGCAATTATCTTTGTGTTTGATCCCCTTGCAGTTCTACTTCTAGTTACATCTGCTGGTCTTATATCTAATCCTAGACAAGGTTCTAAAAAACCTGCAGTCGTTGAAAATAGATATGTAATTCAGGTGCCAAAAAACAAGGTTTTGGATCTCAATAAAGATAAATAAGTATACTAATCATTTTTAGGAGAAAACATGCCAGATCCAGTAGATATTTCAGCATATACAGATGAGCAAAAACTTGCCTTTTTCCAAGGCGACGGTGCTCCTCAACAACCAGAAGGATATGCAGACATGGCCGCAGATCATCCAGCAAAGATTTCATATGACGAATCTAAAGCTGCAAATGATGCTATAATTGCAGTATATCAGACTGCAGTTGATAGTGGCGAACACCCAGCACCTTCTGAATAAAACCCACTTGTAAATTCAGACTACTCATAGTATAATGAGTACATGCTATGGTTGGAGAAGAAATTCTTGTCCATGGTCGTATCTTCATTGGATATGGCCAAGTGGAAGAATGATAATACATTAAATCACCGATGTCCCTATTGTGGAGACTCCTCGAAGAATAGCTATAAGGCTAGAGGATATCACTTTGTTGTAGAACAGAGTTTTGTATATAAATGTCATAATTGTGGTAAAACCACATCTAGTATAAACTTTATAAAAGACCATTTTCCTACTATACATAAGGAATATGTAAAAGAATGGCTAATCGAGTCAGGTAGAGGCAAAAAAAGACAACAAAAAATGCCAAGTGCTAATTTTTTCAAGTTCGTTCCAAAAAAAGAAATACTAAATAAATCTGTAGAAAATCTACAAGCAATGTGTTTCAAAGCTAGAGACAAAGTTAGTAGTTTAGAATATCTCAGAAATAGAAACATACCAGAAGAAAGAATAGATGAACTTTGGTTCACTGAAAATGCTCAAAACCTTTCTCTTCTTTCTTCTAAATACAAAGACAGAGTTCTAGGTAATGACCCTAGAATAATATTGCCATTCTTTAGAGAGGATGGAGAATTGATCGGTGTATCAGGTCGTGCAATCAACGATTCGCCACTTAGATATCTAACCATGAGATTCTTAGATGATGTTCCACTTATCTACAATCTGAATAAAGTGGACAAAACAAAAACTATCTATGTCACAGAGGGACCCATAGACAGTTTATTCCTACCTAATGCTATTGCTGTTGCAGGTAGTGATTTCAAAAAGATAAATGACAGCATAAAAGAGAAAGCAATCCTCATTTATGACAATGAACCTAGAAACAAAGAGATAATCAAAAAAATCGAAGAAGTGGTTGATCTTGGTTATTCTGTTTGTATTTGGAATGATAAAAGAATCGGTGATTGTAAAGATATCAATGACATGATTCAAAGTGGTCTTACCTCAGAAGAGGTAGTTGGGATTATAAACTCTTGTACTTATACAGGCCTCTCTGCAAAACTAAAACTAAAGGAGTACAAGAAAATATGAATTCAGAATTACAAGTAGTCAAGTCAGATGGTTCAAAAGTAGAAATTGACCTAGACAAAATACATAGAATGGTAGAAAAAGCCTGTAGAGATATTACAGGTGTCAGTGAGTCACTAGTTGAAATGAATAGTGGTTTACAGTTTTACGATGGTATCACTACACAAGAGATACAAAAGATTTTGATAAAATCTGCAAGTGATCTAATATCACTTGATCATCCAAACTATCAATTTGTGGCAGCCAGATTACTTTTATTTGCAATACAAAAACAAGTTTATAATACAAAGTGGAAGGACTCAGAAATTTATCCACCTTTGTATGAACTTATACAGAGAAATGTAGAGTATGGTGTATATGATAAAGACATTCTAAATCAATACACAAAAGAAGAGATTGATAAGATTGATTCATATGTAAAACATGGTAGAGACTTTGATTTTACATATGCAGGATTACAACAAGTAGTAGATAAATATCTAGTACAAGACAGATCAACTAACACTGTATATGAAACACCACAGTTTATGTACATGTTGATTGCCATGACACTCTTTGCAAAATACGGTGAAGAAAGACTAGATTATGTGAAAAGATATTATGATGCAATCTCTACATTCAAAATTAGTATACCAACACCTATTATGTCAGGTGTTAGAACACCATTGAGACAGTTTGCATCTTGTGTTCTTGTGGACTCAGATGATACATTAGACTCAATCTTTAGTTCTGATCTGGCAATAGGTCGTTATGTTGCTCAGAGAGCAGGAATTGGCATCAATGCAGGAAGAATACGAGGAATTGGAAGCAAAATTAGAGGTGGTGAAGTCCAACATACAGGTGTTATCCCTTTCCTTAAGAAATTTGAATCGACAGTTAGATGCTGTACGCAGAACGGTGTTCGAGGCGGAAGTGCTACTGTCCACTTCCCAATTTGGCACCAAGAAATTGAAGACATCATTGTCCTCAAAAACAACAAAGGCACAGAAGACAACAGAGTAAGAAAACTAGATTACTCTATACAATTATCAAAACTATTCTATGAAAGATTTCTTAAAAACGAAGATATTACACTTTTTTCACCCCATGATGTGCCTGGCCTTTACGAGTCATTTGGAACCGACAAGTTTGATGAACTATATGAGAAATACGAAAGAGCTACATCAATACCAAAAACAAAAATCAGTGCAAGAGAACTAATTACAGATTTACTCAAAGAGAGAGCAGAGACTGGACGAATCTATATTATGAATATAGATCATTGTAATGAACATAGTAGTTTTCTTGACAAAGTGAACATGAGTAATCTTTGTCAGGAAATTACTTTGCCAACCGACCCTATCGAACACATCGATGGTGATGGTGAGATTGCATTGTGTATTCTTTCTGCTATCAATGTTGGTTTGATAAAAGCAGAAGAAATGGAAAATCTATGTGATCTTGCAGTCAGAGGATTAGAAGAACTGATAGATTACCAAGAATATCCAGTCAAAGCTGCAGAAAAATCAACACTTGCAAGAAGATCATTAGGTATCGGTTACATTGGTCTTGCTCACTATCTTGCAAAACACAAGGTAAAGTATGATGATCCACAAGCATGGCAATTAGTACATGAACTAACAGAAAGTTTTCAATACAACCTTCTCAAAGCATCCAATGTGATAGCACAAGAAAAAGGTGCTTGTGAATACTTCGACAGGACAAAATACAGTAAGGGCATTTTACCAATTGATACATATAAGAAAGATGTAGATACACTTGTGAAACCAGAATACAAATTGGATTGGAAAGAACTTAGAAATGACATAAAAGAATTTGGTCTAAGACATTCTACATTGTCTGCTCAAATGCCAAGTGAATCATCAAGTGTCGTATCAAATGCAACAAATGGTATCGAACCACCTAGAGATTACTTGTCAGTGAAAAAGAGTAAGAAAGGCACACTCAAACAAGTTGTGCCACAATATAGTCATTTGAAATCTGCTTATACCTTACTATGGGATATGGCATCGAATGAGGGATATATAAATGTGGTTGCAGTGATGCAGAAGTTCTTTGATCAAGCAATC